AACTAGCCAACATTGTAGAGGAGAAGCTATCGATATTGATATGGGTAACAATACAAAGCCAAGCAATAAAGATTTATTTGATTACATTAAAAAGAATTTAGAGTTTGACCAATTAATCTGGGAGTTTGGAACTGATAAAAATCCAGAGTGGATACACGTTTCATATAGTTCAGTAAAAAACAGAAAGAAAATATTAAGAGCAGTTAAACTTAACGGAAGAACTCATTACGAGAACTTTTAAGCAACTAAAATACATTTTTGGTATACTTATATACTTTTTAAATTATCGTCCTTTAAAACGCTTTAAATTGATTAATTATGATAATATTATTTTTACTTACGTTTGTGTTTTTCTTTATTATAAATTTTGTAAACTGCGATATTATTTTTGCACCTATCAAAGGTTTAATGTTTGGAGCATTATATCACGATGAGTTATTTGACGAAGATGAGACAGAGCATACTATCCAAGTATTGCTATTTTTTTTCAGTGTAAATTTCATTTGGAGTACATTTAAACAATAAAGTTTGTAAGAATTTTATCACTCTGTAAAACCCTATAAAATAAGGGATTTTTAGCTAGTTTAAAGATAAATAAAAAGTAATGTACTAATACGTTTATTAAAAAATTGTTGATAAAAATAGCCTTAAAATCGATTTTAGCTTTTTTTTTGTGTAGTTTTACATAAAATAACTAAATATAAATTATGTCTAAATACCAGTATTTAAATAGTAGTATTTTAGAATTTTTAGACTCTAATCTTAACAATACCGAGATAGCAAAAGAGTTAATTCCTGATGCAGATTTGAAAGAATTAGAAACTTTACGCAAGCATATTGGTAAATTTAGAAATAAGGATTTAGATAAATTAGAGCCATATAATTTTGGTAACCCGAATAACATTTTAATAATTGGAGATTTACACGCTCCATTTAATTTACCTAATTATTTAGAATTTTGTCTAGAGCAACAAAAAAAGTTTAAATGTGGGACAGTAGTTTTTATTGGCGATGTTATCGATAATCATTATTCAAGCTATCACGAAAGTGACCCAGATGGAATGTCAGCTGGAGATGAATTAGACGTAGCAATTAACGAACTACAAAAGTACTATAAGGTATTTCCAAAAGCTAGTGTTATAATTGGTAACCACGACAGACTAGTATATCGTAAAGCATTTTCTGGAGGAGTTTCTAAAAGGTGGATTAAAGAGTACAAAGAAGTTTTAAAAGTCCCTAATTGGGAATTTGTAGAGAGCCTAGATTTGTTTGATGTAAATATTAATCACGGAGAGGGAGGAACTGCAAGAGCTAAAATGAAAAAAGAATTGCAGAGCCAGATACAAGGCCATTTGCATTCAGAGTTATATATAGATTTTATAGTAGGAAAGAATTTTAGAATATTTGGAATGCAAGTGGGATGTGGAATAGATAATAAGAGTTATGCTATGGCCTATGGAAAGCATTTTAAGAAACCAGCAATAGGTTGTGGAGTGCTTTTAAACAAGGGAACGTTACCGATAGTAATACCAATGGAGTTATAAACATTTTTAGTAAATAACTTTATTATTGTTATTCGAAATAAGTTTTTATATTTGGTGCATCGATTTGGCTAGACACCTATTGATAAAAGTAGGATGCCATTTTGAAAATTCGAAATAAGCCCTTAACAAAGAATGTCTAGCCTCTTTGATTAAGGGTTTTTTGTTACCTAAACAAATCGACATAAGGAATTAAGGGGAAGATTACAACAATTTGACTTATGTTTAAAGCACTAAAATGGGCTTCTAATGGTGCAACTGTATACGAAACTGCAACGGTCTAACGAAGTAGAATTAAAACAGAGAGAGAAGGTATTAAATGAAAAATATTAATATCTGGATTAAGACTAACGTACTTATTCTCTTAGGCTTCCTCTGTTTACTCACCAGCTATAATCTTCAAAGTAGTATTAATTAATATATAAATAGTATGAATATAAATAATCTTATACAAATATTTGATAAGCAAATCAAACAAGAATTTGAAGATGAATTAAAAAAAGTAATTAATAGTAAAGAATTAAATGATAAAGAAATTATAAAATGGAAAGAGGATAAAAATAATTTAGAACTTTGCGAATCATATTTATCAAAGCAAATATTTTTAAAATCATTTAATTTTAATATTCAAGACTGGAGAGAAATAAGAAAAGGAGATTATTTTAATGAATTACATTTAGAAAACGGATTGAATAAAAAAAAATATACTCTTGATAAGATAGAGCAATATAATAAACAACTTAAATAGTATGATAATTAAAATAGAAACTAAATATGAAACATATACAACTGAATTTACAAATGTAGATGTAAGTATGGAGCAAATTACAAAAGCATTAACCGGTATGTTATTAAGTTACGGTTGGGATATAGATATTATAAAAGAATATTTAAAAACAGAAGAAGATGAGTGATATATCAAAATGTAACGATAGTTTTTGTCCGTCAAAAGATTACTGCCATAGGTTTACTGCTCCAGCAAGTTTAGTTTACCAAAGTTATGGAGGATTTAGTAGAGATGACGATGCAGATAATTGCGATATGTTTTGGCCTAATGGAAGAGATGCAAACAAGTGTAAATTAAACGGAGTTAAAAGAGACGGAGAGATTTGTAATTTAGATTACTGTACGTATCCAAAGTGCGTAAATGATACGTACTGCAGTAAATGCCATCAAACTGATGGTGTACATAAAATGGGATGTGAAACAATAAAAATACAAATTAATTTATGAGTGCATCAAACTACCAAAGAATCAAAAGAGTTATGAATTTTTACTATAAAAGAGGCGTAAATAAAGAAAGCGTAAATAGTGTGTATTTTAAAATAATAAATTTAAAAAAATGAAAACAACAGAAAACAACAACAGGAATAATTTTATACTAACTATTGTATTTAGTTTTATAGTTTTATTATTTATGACTTCTTGTGGCTCTAGAAAGGTAGCAAAGTCTAAAACTCAAGAACAAGAGCAAAAAACTGAAAAATCTACTCTTGAAATAGAAACGAGGGTAACTGACAACACTAAAATAGTTGACACTTCAACAAGTGATGATATAGAGATATGTCCTATATCTGACACAATACCTATGGTTGTGAATGGAGTAACGTACATAAACGCTAAAATTAAGCGTTCAAAAAAGAAAAACAATATAAGTATAGTAAAAGATGTAAAAGTCCAACAGAACGTACAAAAAAGCGATTTAAAGGCGGTTAAAACAAACAAAGTAGTTGAAACAAAACAAACAGAACGTAAACAGTCTTATTGGTGGCTACTTTGGTTTTTGTTATTAATACCTATATACATACTTTGGAGAAAGTATAAAGGGTTAATTTTTTGGTCTCTATAATAATCTAAATTTGGGACAAGATATAATGGAAAATATTATCTAAAAATAACTGTATACTGGAAAATGAAAGATAAAAAATGCAAAGTTTGTCAAACTATATTTACTCCGGTCCAGTTCGCTCAAGCAGTATGCGGTTATAAGTGTGCAATAGATCATTCAAAGAAACTTAAACAACTAAAAGACCAAAGAGAATGGAAGGCAGAGAAAGCCATTTTAAGAGACAAACTCAAAACTCTAGGCCAATATGAAGCAGAGGCTAAAAAGTCCTTTCAAAAGTGGGTTAGAATGCGAGACAATAAACAACCTTGCATATCTTGTGGAATAGAAAACACAGAACTATGGGACGGAGGTCACTATAAGAAAGCAGAGATATACTCAGGAGTTATATTTGATGAGAATAACTGCCATAAACAATGCAGAAAGTGTAATAGGTTTTTAGGAGGTAACGAATTAAATTACAGATTAGGATTAATTCAGAGATACGGAATAGAATATACAGATGAGATAGAAGCCAAAGCAAATGAAACTAGAAACTATAAGTTTGCAAAATGCGAACTAATAGCTAAAAAATTAAAGTATGATATTTTAATCAAAGAGTTTGGTAAACTTAATTAAATTACTATATTTGTAAAGATTTTGTTAATCATAATATTACTTTGTTTTTGTTTGAAAGTCCCAGTCTTTTATTAGGTTGGGATTTTTTTTTATCTTTTTTTAAAAATAATTGCAAAAAAGTTTTTTTATTAACAAAATGTTTATATATTTGTCAAATATTAATAACAAAAAAAACACTAAAATTATGACAACAGAAACTCAAAAAATCGAACAAACAAACTACTACAATGTAGTTGATAGTATGGGCAGACCTACAAGTATTTACTATTGTGCCTCTAACATAAAGGATGCTTTAAAAATGTTTAAAGCTGATACAACTAATTATCAAAAATATTACTACGGTAAAGTAAAAAGAGGATATAATGGTGGTGTAAGAGGTTAAAAATAAAAAACAAATGAAAACATTTTTATCAAAACAAAAGTATCAAGTTTACGCAATAGGATTTATTGCAGTATATTTTTTAACAAGATTATTTTATTAATCATAAAACCAAAACAATATGAAAAACGAATTATTTTTAGAATTACAAAAAGCCAATTTAGATTTAGACAGATTTTTTAACATCTCGATTAATCACTCAAACGTAAGAGCGATGGCAGATTACGACACGCAACTAGAGCAAGATTTATTAAATGATAATTTTGTAAGATTTTATGGTTTATACGATAAAAAAAGATTAGATATGATTGAGTACAAAAAAGGAAATATACAAATCGTTTTAAGCAAATAGATATGAAAAATTTTTTAAAAGCAGAGAACCAATTTAAATTTATAATAGTAGTATTGTTTTATATACTTTTACAATTTACAAGATGAGAAAATATTTAATTACATACTGGTCAGAGTATAGAGATGAGTGTACAGACTTTGAAAGAGTAATAGAGGCACAAACATTTGAAGATGCATTTAACTTATTTTTAAAAGAGAATATAGTTTTTAAAAGGATTGATTCAATTAAAGAGATAGCAAATGGATAGTAAAGATTGGGCAAAGATATACGCAGAGATGCGAAGTGTATTTGAAAGAGACAAAGAATTAACTCACATAGAATTAACATTTAACATCAAGCCTGTAGTATCGGAAAAAAAAGTAGCAAAAATTAACATTATAACATATAAAGATGACAATAGAATTAATAGATAATATAGAGTTTGGAGGAATAGACTGGGAGGATAATAAAGATTATAGCGATATTTATATAGTAAGTGCAGATTACAATGGTAGACCTATGGACTCTGACCAATTAGACGAGATAAATAAAGATATACAAATGATTGCAGAATTATACGAAAGAGATGGAGATTAAAGATACTAGATTTGTATTGTTAGAAGAGGGAAAGCCTTACATACTTTTTTTAACTGAAAGACAAGCTAAGCAAGAGCAAAGAAAATATAAAGAATTGCATCCAGATTTAGACTATACAATTTTTTACGATGAATATTACGAGTACAGTGAATATAATTAATTTAAAACTAAAACAAAATGAAAGCAAACGAAAACTGGAGTACAAAAGAATTGGTAAATTTTTTAAGCCAATCAAACGAAGCCTTAAGAATTGAAAACTTACGCTTAATGGACGAGGTCGAAAGACTGACAAATAACATCGAAGTTCACCAAGCAGAAATAGTAAGCAATTATTACGAGGATAAATTTTATACATTTACACAAACTAATACTAATAACTTTAAAACAAATTAAGATGCACGAAATATTTACTTTATTAGAGATTTCAGATAAATTAGAACAAAGCTATAGTATAAGAATTTTTAGTGATTTTAGCGGTAGAGTTATTGAAAATGAATATGAAGAAGAAATACATTTTGAAAATTTACAAGAGGCAAAAAAAATATTAATGAATCTAATTATAAACTTTTAAACAACTTAAAATGGCAAACAAAATTGAATTACCAGCATTAGAGATACCATTATGTATCGGAGAGAAACTTTGCAAAATACAGCAAGAGTTTAAAGCAAAAAAAAGCAGATTTAATTCATTCGGTAAATATAGCTTTAGAAGTGCAGAGGATATTCTAGAGGGATTAAAACCTATGAATGAGAAATACGGAGTTTACTTTACAATTAATGAGCAGTTAATAAATGCTAACCCTCCTGTAATGACATCGGTTGCTACTATTTGGGACTGCGAGAGTGGTAAAAGTATTGATTGCTCAGCAGTAGTAGGAGTAGATTTACAACAAAAAGGAATGCAAACACCACAAGCGTTTGGAAGTGCATCCAGTTACGCAAAAAAATACGCTCTAGGCAATCTTTTATTAATAGATGACACTGCAGATGCTGACGCTACAAATACTCACTCTAAAGAGCCTATAAAAGCAAAAGAGACAGTATCTTTGGAAATAGGTACAGAGGCATATAATAAAGCAGTTGACTATTTAGCTGGAGGAGGAGACATAGAACTAATAGAGAAAAAATACAAATTAACTAACGAAGTAAAACAAGCACTTTTAAACAACAAATAAGATGGAAATACAAGGAGAATTAATCGTTATAAACGAAACAGAAACAATCGGAGCAAAAGGATTCCAAAAGAGACTAGCAGTAGTAAAAACAGATGAGCAATATCCTCAGACTATACCTGTTGAATTTACTCAAGACAAAGTTTCCTTATTAGACAACTTTAAACTAGGAGATATAGTTAAAATAGGAATTAACTTAAGAGGCACAGAATGGAAGGGCAGATACTTTGCAAACATCCAAGGCTGGAATATAAACAAAGGAGAAAGAGAGAAGTCAGCTGGTAGCTTTATGCCAGATAGACAAACAGAAAATGTAAAGGTTGTACAATTACAAGAGGACGATTTACCATTCTAAATATAATAGGCTGGATGTAATAGTCCAGCCATTATTTAACAAAACAAAACAAATGCTAATAGATTACAACAAACAACTAGATATACTCCGCCAGATTAGAAGTGGTAAACTAAAAGAGGGATTAAAACTAGATATCCCTCAATTAGACGAATACATACGTTTTAAGACATCAAATTTCAATATAGTACTTGGACACGCAAACGTAGGTAAAACTACTAGCATTCTTTATTTAATGCTTTGTTACTCTTTAAAGCACGATTTGAAATGGTTAGTATGCAGCACCGAAAATGATTCCTACTCACTAATAAGAAAGTTAGTTGAGTTCCTGGATGAAACACCTATAAATTTAGTTTCTGAAAGCAATTTTAAAACTCACACCGATTTTATTAATAGTCACTTTAAGTTTGTTGATAATGCAAAGATGTATGATTATCATTCTGCTATTGATATGTTCAAAAGTGTAAAAAAGCAATTTAATTATAATGGCATATTACTTGACCCTTATAATGCTTTAATTAAAGATAACGATTTAATGAAAAATTTAGGAGGTCACGAATACGATTACCAAGCCTGTACAGAAATGAGAATGTTTTGCAAAGAATTTAAAGTTAGTTTATGGTTAAATACTCACGCAAACACAAACGCTTTAAGAATGGTTTATAGAAACGACCACCAATTTGCTGGGCATCCACTTCCACCAATGGCAAGTGATGTAGAGGGAGGAGGAAAGTTTGTTAATAGGGCCGACGATTTTATAGTAGTACATCGTTTAACTTTACATCCACAATTATACACAACTACAATGTTACATATACGAAAGATAAAAGAGATTGAAACAGGAGGCAGACCAACTAGTATTGATAATCCAATAGAAATCGTAGCTTTACAAAATAATGTAGGCTTTAGTATAGAGGGCAAATCTATTTTAAGGACTATAAAAGAAAGTCAACTTAATTTTTTATAAAATGAATATACTCGATGTTCTTTATCTGAAACATTCCACTTGGTTAAAATATGTTAAATCATTTGGATGTCCAGATGACATCGCAGAGGACTATGTCCAAGAGATGTATATTAAAATTTATAATTATAGTCAAATAAAAAATAACGAGTTGATGTACGATGGCGAAGAGGTAAATTACTTTTTTGTATACGTTACTTTAAAAAATATGTACCTAGATGACTACAGAAAGAATAAAAAGAAAATACTAGTAAACATAGAGGATGTTATTTTAATAGAAGAGCCAAGTGAATATTCAGAGGACAAATTTTACTTTCAGAAAGATTTGGTTAGTAATTGGGTAAAAGAATTAAACAACGAAATTGACTCAATAGATGAGCATACAGAGTACAAAGCAAGTCTTTGTTATATAAAGTTTATTTATCAAAAGATATTTGTTGAAAGCTACTCTATTACAGATTTAAGCGAAGAGACAAAATTAAGTTACTGGAGCATAAGAAACACAGTTAAACGAATTAAACAACAGATAAAAAATGAAATTTGATTTACACGAACAATTTACAAGCGATTTAAGAGCCGATAACCTATTGAGTAAATACTCACTACCATATTTAAAAGAAGTTATAAATGGGCTTATTCAAAACGCTAAAAACAAAGGAGAGATAAAAGAGTTAAACTACTGGAACGAAGTAGCAATAGAAATTAAAAAACGAATAGTATGACACCAAGAAAAAAAGCAACCGAATTATTTAACAAATATGAATCAACTATAGTATTAAATAGCTGGTGCGATGAAAACACAACCGAGGATGAAATTAATTCATTAATAAAACGATGTGCATTAATAGCAGTTGATGAATTAATATATGAAACACAATTTGAAGTTCCCAATATTAGACAAAGATGGTGGATTGAAGTTAAACAAGAAATAGAAAAGCTATGAAATATATATTATTATTATTTGCATATGAATTTATCAGGTCAAAATTAATTTGGTTATGGCATTATTTAATTAAAAGAGGAGAGTAATGAAAGAGTATAAAACAATAAACCAAAACAAAGTAAATATGGAAATTGGTTATAAAGAAAAAAAAATGGCAAAGTATAGAAAAGAATTAGAAGATTATAAGCAAGAGTTAAGAGACCACCATACATTTATATATTTTAAGTTAGGAGATTATTTAGAATACTTATTTAGAGTTACAGGAGTAAAGTGGCTAGTTAAAAAAATATATCCTAATTGTAATTGCGATAAAAGACAAAAAGCATTAAATTTTAAAATCAAAAGAAGATGACAAAACAAGACTGGTTATGGTGGCAAACATTTAGAGATAATTTAAGAGGCACAATAACAAACGATGAGTATTTGAAAGTAAGTCAATTACACGCTAACTATTTTAATCATAAAGTAAACTATCCTTGCAAGTGTAGTCCTAAAATAATACAAAGTTATATAGATGACTTAAACGAATTTTGGAGTACTAATCCAAAGCCTAGAGCAAGATGATTAATTCGCACCACAAATGGGAGCAAGGTATAATTAAGATACTAAATTTAGACGGTTGGGAATTGGAATGGACTGGAGCAGAATATGAGCATTACGATGCAAGAGGCAAAACACCCAAAGGATTAGATTGCGTAATAGAATTTAAATTAAGACACTCTTATTATCATACTAAAGTACTAGAGCAATATAAGTATAATAAGTTAATGCAAATGGATTGTTTAAAATTTTACTATGTGTTTGATTTAAAAGGTAACTATCTTTATTATTTAGATACTTTAGAACTTCCAGATGCAAGTGTATTAAACTGCAAAGCGACAACTGACTTTGATAATAACGAATTGATAAACAAAAATGTTTACTTTTTATCAGAAACCCAAGCAGCAATAATTAATAAATATTAAAAAAAAGTAATAAAAGTTTTTTTATTAACAAAATGTTTATTAAGTTTGTGCCATAATAATACTAAAACAAAAACAAATATTATGGAAAATTTAACAATGGAACTTTATGTTTCTCCAATCAAAGAAAAAAACGAGGAAAAATATGGGACTAATGATAATCAGTGTATATGTTGCGGTAAGCCAATGAAAAATGGTTTAGTAGATGCAGTATTAATGAATGAGTCTTGGGACGCAGTTAATCCATCTTTTGTTAATGGTGATAATTGTTTCGAATTGACTGGCTCATATCCGCAAGGAGTCTTTTTTTTAGGTGCAGATTGTGCTAAAAAAATGAAAGGATTTACATTTAAATATGAATTAAAATAAAAAAAGAAAGTGGAGCAGCATACTATAAACTGCATTATAACCAAAACAAAAAATAAAATGAATGAATTAACTAAAACAGAAGCCATCCTCAAACAAATAATAGCAGAGAGAGAAAGAGCCAAAAAAGAACTAGATGAGCAAATAGAACAAATCAATAGACTGGTAACAATATGATAGTTTTAATAGATGCCGACAGTTTAATATGGAGCAGTTGTTATAAGCAAAAAGAAACTCCAGAGGATAGTGGTTACCATAACATAGAAGAGGCCAAAGACAAATACAACGAGGTAGTAATGAAAATAATCAATACTATTGAAGTAGATTACGAAGTAGATAAGGTAATAACATTTGCTGGTGCAAGAGGCAACTTTCGTAAACAGATAAGCAAAACATACAAAGCAAATAGAATAGACAGAGAAGTACCTCCTATATTAAATGAATTGCAGGACTATGTCAAAGAGCAATACCAATCCAAGCAAGGTTATGGAGTAGAGACAGACGATTTAGTAGCAACCTACTGGACTAACTTAACAGATACATTTGGAAGAGACGAAGTAATAATTGTTTCAATAGACAAAGACTATAAGCAACTGCCTTGTATAATTTATGATTATCATTATAAGAAACAATGCTACCATAACATAACAGAGCAAGAGGCAAAGTATAATTTTTATGAGCAAATGATAATGGGAGATACTGCCGACAATGTAAACTTCTGCAAAGGATATGGCAAAGCATATTGTAAAAGTGCATTTAAAGAGTGTTTAAGCGATTATAATTATATTAGAGTAGTATTTAGTCTATTTAAAAAAATATACAAGCAGAAAGCACGAGAGAGATTTATAGAATGTTACTTACTTTTAAAATTAAAAACAAAATGAGTTTAACAATAACAAACGAGGATAATATGTTATTGATGGCAAGGTATCCTGATAACTATTTTGACTTGGCTATTGTAGATCCGCCTTATGGAATTGATAAACTTTTACATAGGAGTAGTTATGGTAATTGTACAGGAAGTTTAACAAACTATGCTGATAATAGGTGGGATAAAGAAACGCCTACTCAAGAGTATTTCGATGAACTTTTTAGAATATCTAAAAATCAAATTGTGTGGGGTGGCAATTATTTTATTGATTATTTACCAAGCACAAGAGGTGTTTTGTGTTGGGATAAACAAAAATATGTACCAAATTTTTCTGCTTGGGAAATGGCTTGGACTTCTTTTGATTGTGTTGCCAAAATATTTAGACAATTAAATATTGACCCAAAAAGAATACATCCTACACAAAAGCCTATAAAACTCTACAAATGGTTATTAAAAGAATTTGCAAAAGAAGGCGATTTGATTTTAGATACTCATTTAGGTAGCGGAAGCATTGCAATAGCCTGCCACGATTACGGATTTGAATTAACCGCTTGTGAATTAGATAAAGAATATTACGACAAAGCAATAGAGAGAATAAACAACCACGTAGCACAACAAAAACTATTTTAAAAAAAAACAAATGGAATACAAATTAATAGCCAACGAGATAAAAGATACACTAAAAGTAAATGTATTTGAGAACTCACGAAAGAGACCAATAATAGATGCAAGAAGTTTATTCTGCTACATACTACGCAAAGATTTTAATTTAACGTTACATAGTATAGCAGACATATACAAGAGCAAAGGAAAAAATTACAATCACGCCACAGTTATTCACTCTGTAAACAATTACGAGTTAGCTTGTAAAGACGATAAGAGACTAGAAGAGATAAGAGGCAAAGTTTTAAAAATATCTAATCCACAAGCAGTACTTATAAATAGAATAAGAGACATATACGACACAGACAGATTACAAGGATTACACAACTTAATAGACTTCCAAGAACAACAACTAAAATAACAAAATATGGGCAAGCCAAAATACATAGAGACACCAGAGATACTATGGGAATATTTTCAAGAGTACAAAAAAGAGACAAAGAGCAAACCATTTCTAATTAAAGACTGGGTAGGCAAAGATGCTTTTAATGTACAAAGAGAAAAAGAAAGACCACTCACAATAGAGGGATTAGAATGCTGGTTATTTAACAACCAAATTATAGACGATTTAGGAGACTATTTTAAAAATAAAGATAATAGATACACCGACTATGCACCTATCTGTCACGCGATAAAAAAAGCAGTAAGACAAGACCAGATTGAGGGAGGTATGGCTGGTATGTACAATCCAAGTATAACACAAAGATTAAACGGATTAGTTGAAAAGACACAGACCGAGGTAAGTGTAACCAAGTTTGACTTTGATGAGTAGCATAAAAGGATATAAGCCACATATAAACCAGAGGCAGATTCACGATTCAATTAATAATGAGCCATACAAATACTATGTCTTAAATATCGGGAGGCAGTTTGGTAAAACGATGTTGGCTATAAACCAAATGTTATATTGGGCAATTAATAATAGAGGATGTAATATTGCTTGGGTTACTCCAGTATATAAGCAAGGTAAAAAAGTATTTAGCGAACTAGAGAAGGCCACTAGGACAAGTGGCTTTTTTGATTTTAACCAAAGTGAGTTAACAGTTAAAGGATTTGGAAGTACTATATCTTTTTTCTCTGGAGAAAGACCAGATAATATTAGAGGAAATACATTTGACTATTTAATAATTGATGAGGTTGCATTTACTAGAGAGGAACTATGGAGCGAGGTACTTTCTGCAACCGTATTAGTCAAAGGTAAAAAAGTAATATTCATATCTACACCAAAAGGAAAAAATCATTTTCACACACTATCACTCCAACCTAATTACGACAATCGATATAAGTACTTTCACTTTACATCTTACGATACTCCATTTATTAATGAGTTAGATTTAGAAGAGCGAAAGAGAAGTTTACCTAGTCACATATTTAGACAGGAATACCTAGCAGAATTCCTAGACAATTCAAGTGGACTATTTGCAAATGTAAGAGAGTGCATAGGAGAGCCAACAAACTCAAATGTATACTATGGAGGATTAGATATTGGACGAGCAGATGACTACACAGTACTAACTATTATAAACGAACACAAGCAAATAGTATATTGCGAAAGGTGGAGACACAACGAGTGGACTAGAATTATAGAGAAAGTAGCAGTAAAGATAAACGAGTACAATGCGAAAGTATATGTCGAGGTAAACAACCAAGGAGACGTATTTTATGAGATGCTAAAAAAGATATGCGGTAAAAGGGTATATCCATTTGTAACAACCACAAAGACCAAGCCTATAATGATTGAAGACTTGGCAGTATTGTTTGAGCAGAAAGACATACAGATATTAAATATCAGTTGGCTAATAGATGAGTTAGAAGCATTCACGTACATATACAACCAAACAACACGTAACGTACAATATTCTGCACCACAAGGAGTACACGATGACAGTGTAATTAGTTTAGCATTATCTTACCAAGCAATCAAAGAATTAAAAAACAGAGGTACATACGCAATAAAATAAGACTCACAAATAAATAAATCAAACGTTATATAGTTATGAAATTAATAGTACCAAGCACACTAGAGGAGATTAGTTTAAGTAAGTACCAAAGGTATTTGAAAGAGTTTGAATATAGCAAGAGCCAAAAAAACCAAGAGACATATCTAGGTTTAAAAATGCTTGAGATATTCTGCGAAATAACAGAGGACCAAGCCAAACAAATAGATGCTGACTCTGCAAATAAAGTAGTAAAGATATTAGTAGATTTACTTTCTGGAGATACTTTGCATATTGAAAGTTTTAAACTAGGAGGTATTGAGTTTGGGTTTATTCCTAAATTAGATAATCTTTCATTTGGAGAATTTCTAGACTTGAATAATAACATAGACAATTTAGAGGATATAGTTACAGCTATGGGAGTATTATATAGACCAGTAACAGGAAGAGGCAAAGACGGTAAATATTTAATAGAGAAGTACGAGGGAGACAAGTACCACGAGATACTAAAAGATATGCCTATAAATATTGTATTAGGTGCTAGGGTTTTTTTTTGGAATTTAGGCTTGGATTTAGTGACATCTACCCTTTGCTCTTTGGAGCAGGAAATGAGCAAGATGAGTACTCGACAGAGAGCCAGTTTTCTAAAGAATGGGGATGGTTTGCTAGCCTCGCTGAACTCGCTAAAAACGATGTTACAAGAATTGAGAAGGTCACAAAATTAAATATGCATTTGTGCTTAAAGTTTTTATCTTACAAGTTAGGTAAGGCAGAATTAAGAGCAAAGCAATTAGAAAAAATAAACAAACGTTATGGAAGATAAAAAAGGAGTAGAGGCATTGTATAATATTATTGATTCTTTAAACGAGGAATTGAGTAGCAATCCATTTGTAAACAAAGTAACAGTAGGAAGATTAACCGAAATTGATTTGGCTAAAAATACTATATTTCCTTTGAGCCATATAATGCTAAATTCAATAAGACATAACGAGAATACTTTGTCGTTTAATTTAACAGTAATTAACCTAGATATAGTTAACATATCAAAGGAAGCTGAAATAGGCGTTTACGGTAACGATAATACTATGTATATACTATCTAACCAACTTTATGTTATTAATCGATTATTGAGCCGTTTAAAGCAGTCTACAATATACAAAGATGGTTGGGAGTTAGAAGGTACTCCAGATAGCGATGTTATAGATAAGGAGATGGAAAATATGCTTACAGGTTACCAAACAGATTTCACGATAAACGTACCTAATGATATATCTAAATGCTAAATATAAAATTTGAACATTTAGTAGATGCTATGAATGCCTTTGGAGATAAGGTTGTAGCAGATGCAAAGCAGAACTTAAAAGATAAAAAGAAAGTCGATACTGGTACACTTGAAAAAAGTGTAGTTAATAACGGAGTAAAGTTTATGCCTAGGTCATTAAGTTTAAATATAGGAATGTCAGACTATGGTGGTTTTGTGGATAAGGGAGTAAGAGGAGTAGGAGGAGTAAGAAAGATGACAAGCACCTTTAAAAGAACAAACAACAAAGGTAAGATGTGGAAGCAAAATGGCGGAAATAGTCCGTACAGTTTTAAAGAGGGAACTAAGCCAAGTGTAAAACATTTTGTAGAGTGGAGTAACAAAAGAGGATTAAGTCCGTATGCAGTAAGAGAGTCAGTTTACCATCAAGGTATAAAACCAACTTACTTTTTAAAAGATGCTATAGAAGAGAATATAAAATTAATGCCAAAAGAAATAGCAGAGGCATTTGCTCTGGATGTGAAATCAACTGTAGATTTAATAATAAAATCAAATATAAAATAATATGCCAGCATCAATAAAAGTAATACTAGCCAGAAGTCCATTTGAAATAATTATAAACGAGGCTACACAAGTAAGTACTAAAGTAGAGTTAAAACTTTGGAATAAAGGAGATACTGTACCTACGCTACCAACTTATATAATGAGTGAGGGTATTGCATCGGTAACACAAACAGAAACAAACTATAATATATCTCCATTCATTTTAGAGTATATAGATAAATACAAACTACAATATAGTAATGCTAACGTAACACAAGCAGGAAACAAAGAATGGTGTATAGGAGAATATCGAACTTATTATAGTACAAATGGAACTACATATACTTTATTAAGTGCAATTTCTTTTGTGGGTGTAAATGGATATACAACTGTAGAGCAAGGTATGAATTACGATATTGCAAACACATTACCATATTTATTATTGGCAAATCCAAATTTAAAAGTTTACTGGAGTGATACAATACCTTATTATAATTTTATATGTAAAAATATAGACGATGTTTATACTGCAAAATGGTATGACAAAGCTAATGACCTTTTAAAATCACAAACATTCTATACTGGCCAAAATGATTTTTTTAATTTCGCTATTCCTTTAGTTTATGAGTCAAGTGTTTATGTAGCAATAGTAGACGAAAATAATGAGCAGATATATAAAGTTGAAACAGAAGAGGTATGTGAGCCTACATATCCAGTACAGGCTATGTGGTTTGTAAATAAGTATGGAGGATGGAATCAATTTACATTTTTTAAAGCCAGTTATAATTCTATTAATATAAAAAATAGTGATTACTCTTTAATGCAAAAGAATGTAAACTACGATGCACGTAGAGGCCAAACAAAGCCATTTAATATAAATGGTAACGGAAGTATTAAAGTAAATACTGGGTTTGTTACAGAGGACTATTTTGAGTGGATACAAGATATAATGTTAAGCGATACAATTTTGCTTTCAAATAGCGAAATACCAGTTACAATTAAAACAACTAGTATGCAGAAAAAAACATATTTAAAAGACAAAAATATAAACTATACTTTAGAGTTTGACTTTGCGAATAAACTAATTAACAACATCGTATAATGAAATTAAGCGTAGAGGTCTATATTAAAAAAAATACTTTAGTAATAGGAGGCACAATTAATAGCGATAATACTTCGCCATTTTTTACAGTCACTCCTAGTATAACTATGACTACTAATCAGTACGCTGGTTATTTTATTAAAATGACATCTGGAATAAGTAACAACTTAACAAGTTGGATACTGTCAAATACTACAACCGTATTAACTTTACAATATGATTTACCGGTACTAGCAGCAGATACATTTGAAATTTACAGAAGTGATTACCAAAGACTAGATTTATTTAAAGATGAAAAAATAAGTATTACTTCCCAGATTGGGAACGCAAACGACATAGGCAAATTATACACTGACTATACACAGAGTTTCTCAATTCCAGCATCAAATAATAACAATCAAATATTATCTCACTGGTATGAAAGTTCAATAGACAATGGATTTGACCACAGAATGAGATACGATGCTTATATCGAGATTAACACGCATAGATTTAGAAACGGAACTATTCAATTAGAGAAGGCAGACAAAAAGGATGGATTTATTGAAAGCTATTCAGTTACTTTTTATGGCAAACTAACTCAACTAAAAGATATAATTAAAGACGAAAAATTACAAATTTTAGATTTTTCAAGTTTTAATCACGAGTATAATAGTACAAATGTAAAAACAAGAATAACAACAGATATTGCTGGAGTCAAATATCCATTAATAGGTTATCGAAAAAAATTTTATTACCAAGATCCATTAAGACCAACAGAAGACATTACTACTTTAGCTGGTGCTATACTATGGAATGAGTTATTTCCAGCAATAAAAGTTTCAGATATATTTGCAAGAATACAAGCAAAATATGAAATAACATTTACCGGAAGTTTTTTTAATTTAGACCAATGGACAAAACTATATTTATATTTAAAACCAGCAGAAACAATAACTTTTAAAAGTGAACCTATATTATTAAATTTTACTGCATTATTACCGTTGTCTCCAGCATTTCCAGAAATAAATTTCGTAACAGATACTCTTACAATTTCTAATTCAAGTTATGTAACTTTTAGTAATACCACAACTTATGAAATAATATATAAAACATTATCTATTGCTATTACTTTTACACCTTCAAATATAACAACACCATATACTTTTTATGTTTATAGAGATGGGATACTTTTTTCTGCTTTAGAGTTAATAGGAGTTTCTACTGATTTGATTACAATAGATTATTTAATATCAAATCCGATAGGAAGTGGTCCGTCACATTCGTATACATTTAAAATAAGTTCTAGTAGTTCGATGACAATTAATTCTACTTTACGTTTAGTAAAAACAGAATTTTTAAGAAACAGAACTACAAATAACAGTAGTTTTAATCAAATAGTCTCTGCGGCTATTAGTAATAATACTACAAACACTTATATTCCAATAGGTAATTATATGCCGGATATTAAAATTGTGGATTTTATTACTGGTATAATAAAGGCATTTAACTTAATGATTATTCCAAGACCGAACAATATTTATGAGTTTATACCTCTTGAAATGTATTACAACGCTGGTAAAACATTAGATATAACAGAGTACACTTATGAAAACGAAATGAGCATAAATAAGCCAACGTTATTCAAAAGTATAAACTTTAAATACGAGGAAAGTAAGAATATATTAAACAATGCCTACAAAGGTTTATATCAACAAAATTATGGAGATTTAATTTACAATTCAGATAAGATTACAGAGTCATCAACTTATGATATTAAACTACCCTTTGAGAATGTTTTATTTGAAGTTCCAAAGCAAGGCAAATTATTTCAGACTGCGACATTAGTAGATAAAGACAACAATCCATATACGCCAAAACCGATGCTTATTTATTGTAATTCGTTAGTAACTCCGTTAACTGGTGCTGATAGAATTTATATGACTAATTCAAGTGGAGCAGCAACACAAATAAGTAACTATAATCGTTTCTCAAATGAGTATGATAGTATGCCGACAGATGCAACTCACTCACAATTAATGACTATGAATTTTGGTAACGAGCAATCCAGTTGGCTAAATTTACTTGCACCACAAGGACTATATTATAGACACTATAAAAATTTTATAGATAATCTTTACGATATAAAAACTAGATTAATAAAAGTTAAGGCATTACTACCAGCAAGTCTACTAGGAAGTACAGTTACAAATGGAGGTGGCATTCCTTTAGGAATTGCATTAAATGATAGGTTAGTTATTAGAAACAAAAGATATATTATAAATTCATTCACTACGGATTTAACAACCGGAGAAACTGATTTGGAACTATTGACAGATTATAGAGGAGTAAATGCAGCAAGTACAGTTGGTTATAGAATAGCAAGTATGGAGAACATACAAACAAACAACCAAGCATTAACATTTGAAGTAGTAATATATTTAAATGATTACGAAACTTTTAATGTAAAAGCACCCGCTGGATTTTTAACTTATAGTACATCAAATAATAATAAAACAGATATAACATTAAGTGTTACAGTACCAGCAAATGCAACAGGAGTAGACAGGTCCGATTCAGTTATATTAGATTATAGAATAGGAGGAGTAACACAAAAATTAGAATATATATTCGTAATACAAACTGCAATATGATAGAGCAAATATTAAACCTACTAAAAGCGTCTAGTCACTATGGACAAAGTGAATTAATAGAAATAGCAAAAGGAAAAAACAAACATCCAGAAACTTGGATGGAAGCATTTAAACAACATAAAAGACTATTGAAATGGCGCAAGAAATAGATATTAAATTAAACGTAAATACCGGTCAAGCAGAAAAACAATTAAATAATTTAGGAACTGCAATTAAAGATGTAGATAAACAAGCTACTAATCTTGACGCTACATTTCAAGAAGTCTATGGAGATTTACAACCATTAACTGCTAGAATGGGAGAAGCAGAAGATAGACTTTATGAATTAGCAAAAGCTGGAAAACAAAACACAACAGAATATAAAGAATTATTAAAAACAGTAGGGGAATATAAAAGAGTACAACAAGAAACAGATAAAGTTGTAGATGCTGCTGCTCAAACAATGGCTAGCAAACTTGGAGGTTCATTGAATGCTGTTGCAGGAGGCTTTTCTTTAGCTCAAGGTACTATGGGATTGTTTGGGACTGAAAGTAAAGATGTAGAACAGGCTGTCTTAAAAGTTCAATCAGCTATGGCTATAAGTCAAGGATTTGAGACTATTCGTGAAGGTGCGAAAAGTATAAGTGCATTAGGGGCTACAATATTTGGTGCTACCGCTGCAAAGACTGCCGATACGGTTGCAACAGAAGCAAACAATGCATCGCAATCAAAGAATATTATAGGACGTGGAATACAAATAGTTCAAACGGGAATCCAAACAACATTAACAGCGGGTTTAACTGCTGCAACTTGGCTGTTTAATGCTGCTATGGCTGCTAATCCTATTGGTGCTATTGTAGCTGCTATAGCAATTTTAATCGCTTCGGGTTATGCTTTGATAAATATGTTTAAAGAAAGTTCAGCGGCTGCCAAAAAAGCTGAATCAGCAAACAAAGCTTTAGCAAATGAAATTAAAAATAACAAAAAAGAACAGGATAAAGCAAACGAAACATTCCAAGCCTCAAGAGACCATCAATTAGGAATGGCAAAAGCCTCTGGCAAAAGTGCAGAAGAAATTAGAAAATTAACTTTGCAATTAGCAAAACAAGAAGTACAACAAAATTTAACAAACTACGAAACAAATAAAGCAATTGCTTTAGAGGCCTTAAGAATTGCTGGTTTAGAAGATGCCACAGATGCTGAAAAAAAGACAGCACAAGAAGCTGTTAAATTAAGTAATGAATCCGTTAAAGCAGTAGAACAAGCAGTTAAAAGGCGACGAGAAATTGAAAGTCAAAACGCTATCGCTAGACAACAAGAAAAAACCGATGCTATAAAAGATTCACAAGAAAAGCAAAATAAGTTAGATGATGATAATAAAAAACACGTATTAACAGAGAAAGAAAAATTAGAAAACTTAAAAAAACTAACAGACGAATATAATAAAAAATTAAGAGAAGAGGATATACAAGTACCAGATGCAATAGACACAACTGGACTTGAAAATAAAGCAGCTAACGATGTTAAATTTAAAGAGGAAGAGTTAGAAAGACAAAGAGCACAAGAATTAGCACTTGCTCAAATATACTACGATAGTGTATCAGAAAGAGAAAAAAGAGAGGAAGAGGAAAGACAACGAAAAATACAATCATTCCAAGCTACAACAGAAGCAGTAGGAAGTATAGCAAAGAGTGGAGAGGAATTATTATCTTCAATACAAGCGACTGGATTAGCAAAAGGCAAAGCTGGTCAAGCAGCTATGAAAGCACTAGCTTTAGTTCAAATAGGTGTAGATAGTGCAGTCGCATTTTCAAAAATGATGCAAGGAACAGAACAAAGTGCAGCTGGTGCAGCAACTGGAGCACCCGGACCAGCAGCACCAGCAGTATATTTAGCAACTAAAATAGCATTTTATGCTACTGGTACGGCTACAATTTTGGCTAATATTGCAAGAGCAAAAGCATTACTTTCAGGCGGTGGAGGTGGTGGTGGAGGAGCAGCCGGTGGAGGTGGAGGAGCAGTACCACCAGCACCAAGTTTTAACGTAGTAGGGCCAAGTGGAGCAAATCAAATAGCAGAAAGTATAGGATTAAATAAAGAAACACAACCTTTAAAAGCATTCGTAGTAGGTGGAGATGTAACTAGTCAACAATCATTAAATAGAGGGATAGTTCAAAATGCAACTTTAGGATAAATAAACGTTATATAAAAAAAGAAATTAATATGAAACTTATAGAATTAATTATAGACGAGGATATGGAGTTATCTGGAATTGATGCAATTTCGATTGTTGAAAGTCCAGCAATAGAGGAGGATTTTATTGCTTTAAAAACAGAGCAAAAAGAATACAAGTTTGCAGAAGTAGACAAAGAGAAAAAAATTATAATGGGTGCTATGCTAGTCCCAGATAAACCTATTTACAGAAACGACGATAAAGAGGGAGAGTACTACATTTATTTTAGTAAAGATACTATTCGTAGATGTATGGAGATGTTCTTTCAAAATGGTAACCAATCAAACGCAACCTTTGAACATATGGAAGCTATTACTGGTTTAACTATGGTTGAAAGTTGGATAGTAGAAGATACAGAAAAAGACAAATCAAAACTTTATGAATTAAATGTACCAGTAGGAACTTGGATGGGAACTATTAAAGTTGCAAACGATGTTATCTGGAATGACTTTATTAAAACTGGCAAGGTAAAAGGATTTAGTATAGAGGGATATTTTGCAGACAAAGCAAAGACTCCACTTTCAAAAGTTGACGATACAGAAGTGCAAATACTAGCTGGATTAGAATTATTAGAAATTAATACACTTTTAAACTATGGCAGATAAAGATTTTAAAACACCAAGTAGGACAAGTCCTAAAAACGACAAGAGAGGTTGTTTATGTCCAGATAATAAATACTCTAGGAAGTGTTGTGATGGCTCTTTACAAGCACAAGGGATAGGAACTATATATAAAAAAGCATAACGAAAATGCAAAAAAAAATATCAGTTCGTTATATGTTAAGAATTAATAAATTATAAATATGAAAAACACAGAAATTTTATCACGCATCAATGCGTTACTTCGCAGAAATGTGAAGTTGGAGCAGCAAACTCTAGATAACGGAACTGTTATTGAAGCAGATAGCTTTGAAGTAGGGCAGCCTATTTTTGCTATTGACGGAGATAATAAAACACCGTTAGAAATTGGGAGTTATTTATTAGCTGACGGTACAACTTTAGAGGTTTACGAAATTGGAATGATTGGCGAACTTGCTCTATTAACTAAAGAAGTTGAAGAGACAGAAATGTCAGCAGACCCAGAAGAGGAAGCTAAAGAGGAAGCACCATTAGAAGAGGCTACACCAGAAACAGAAGTTGAACTAGAAGCAGTACCAGAAACTTATGAGGAAATCCTTACTAAAGTAATGGAAGCACTACAACCAAAGTTTGACGAGTTACAAGCTAAATTAGACGAAATGGCTATGGCTCATTCAAAGATGAAAGAAACTCTTTCAAGTGTATCTAAAAAAGCAACAGTACACAAACCAGCAGACGCTAAAGTAAATTTAGGGAAAGCAAACACAAAACAAAACATCTCTGCTACAGAAGCGAGAATAATGTCTTTATTATCAAATTAAAAATTAAACTTAAAAAATAAAACACAATGCCAAACCAACCAACGATTACCTCAAATTATGCCGGAGAATTTGCCGGTAAATATATCGCAGCTGCGGTATTAAGTGCGAATACAATCGCAAACAATGGAGTAACAGTTATTCCAAACGTAAAATACAAATCAACAGTAAAAAAAGCAGTTATCTCTGGATTAGTAGCAGATGCAACTTGTGATTTTACAGATGCTGGAACTGTTACTTTGTCTGACAAAGTTTTAACAGTAGCAGAAAAACAAGTTAACTTACAACTTTGTAAAACTCCATTTGAGCAAGATTGGGAAGCAGCATCTATGGGCTTTAGTTCTTTCGATGTTATGCCAGCTTCTTTCTCTGACTTCTTTATTGCTAAAGTATTAAAAGATATTGCTATCGATACTGAAACTTTCTTATGGAATGCTACAAACGGATTAGGTAAATTACTTAAAACAGACGGAGCAACTGTAATCGGAACTCCTTTGTCTATTACTTCTGCAAACGTAATTGCTGAAATGGGTAGAGTTGTAGACGGTATTCCTGCTGCTTTATATGGTACAGAAGACTTAAGAATATATGTATCTCAAAACGTTGCTAAAGCATACGTAAGAGCATTAGGAGGTTTCTCTGTTGCTGCTACATCAAACGCTGGTGTTAACGCTGCCGGTACAACTTGGTACAACGGACAAGAATTAACTTTTGACGGAGTTTCTATATTTGTTGCAAATGGTTTACCAGCTAACACAATGGTAGCTGCACAAATCTCAAACCTATTCGTAGGATTTGGATTGGCTGACGATGCAAATATCGTTAAAACTATTGATATGGCTGACATCGACGGAAGCAAAAACGTAAGATTTATTGCACGTTTCTCAAGAGGTCTACAAGTAGGTATTGGAGCAGATTCAGTTACTTACGGAATAGCATAATTAAATTAAATGCCTCTCTGTAATAGGGGAGGCTATTTATTAACTTTTAAATAAAAAAAATATGAGTACTTGCTTAATGGCATCAGGTAGAAAACTACCTTGCAAAGATGTAGTAGGAGGAATTAAGACATTATACCTAGCGGATTACGGCACACTAGGAACTTTAACTATAACTGCTGGTACATTAACTGCGGTTAGTGGAACTGGTACAAACTGGTATAAATACGATGTAAAGGGTGGGAATAATTTAGAGCAAACTATTACGTCAAGTGACGAAAATGGAACTACTTTTTATGCTCAAACAATTACTGCGGTATTGACTAAAATGGATGTAGCTACGCAAGTAGAATTACAAAAAGCTATTTCTCAAAGACCACACGCTTTTGTAGAGGATAACAATGGTAATTATTTTGCAGTAGGTTTAACTAGAGGATGTAACATAAATGGTACAGTTTCAACTGGTACTGCATTAGGAGATATGAATGGATACACTTTGACGCTTACAGCTGAAGAGCCAATCCTTGCACCTTTTGTAAGTAGTGGAGTAGTAACTGCTCACACTTCTGCTACACAAATAACACCATAAGAAAAAGCGTATCGATAGGTTTTCTATGGTAACAAAGAAGGGGTGATTAGTTCACTCCTTTTTTATTTGCAAAAAAATAAAAATATACGTTATATAACTATGACAGTAGTAAACCAAGATAACGCTTCTCAAAGATTTATAACTATTCCTAGAAACTACATAGAGGGAGAAAGTTTAACTTTAAAAGTTAGAGATGAGCAGAAAAACACAGTCTTTACTTTTACACCTACTAGCGTATATCCAAATGTTTTT